TGTTTACTGAACGAGTGTTGCTGTCAAGTGCAGCCTGTTCCCTTCCGAGTTGCTTCTGCAGCCGCAGTAGCTCGTAGCGGTATGCCTTGCCGTCGATGGCACCACGTTTGATTGCAGCACGTGCGTCAAGCAATCCCTTCGTGTACCTCTCCATCGGCGTGCGAGTGGCCTTCATTGCACGAGCAAGGTCCTTGGTCATCCTGTTGGACGCTTTGATCTTCGTGACAAGCTGAGTGTTATCAGCTACGATGTCCCACCTGAGGGCACCAATTCTCTGTCCTTTACCCGCCATTACTCAGAACCTTTAATGCGTCATCTGGGTCCATCATCTCTGAACCTTGAGACTCGTTTTTATGTGTTAGATATGCGATCCACTGATCGACTAGAAGGGGACTTACTGAGTTCATCCAGTGCACCGGATCGTCGATGCAAAGTTTCTCACAAATGCGAAACACCCACCGCAACCTAACATTGCGGTCGAGGTGTTTTGCAATTCGCTCTACTCTGCCTGCTCTTTTCCCTCATCGCCTTCTTCGATGATGGACGTGATCCTACTGATCAGTCCGTCGAGCTTGAAAGCGTCGAGTGACAGCAAGTCCTTGGCATCGCCCTCTGTGAAGAGAGGTTTGCCACTTTCATCGCACACGTGATCAATGATGACATTGATACGTTGGCGGATTCGAGCCTCAGGTTTCAGGTCGCCCTTGTCGTTAAACATGTTGGCGATGCGTGTTGAACGCTGAAGCTCAGTCATAGTCTTCAGGTGAACTCTGCCCCAACCCTCAACGTCATGACTGGTGACGTCAAGTTTACAGTTGTCAAACAGAGATTGCTTAGTTAGCGAAGTCATCGTGGTAGTCCTCGTTTTCATTGTCCGCTTCTGGGTCAAATTCCGCAGGCATAACACCTGCAGGGTTATCTCCGAGTCTCTGAGAAATTTCTTCCTCGATGAGACCCTTATCCAGTGGTGACAGTCGTCCAATGAAGCAACATTTCGATCCGAACTTCCAGCCCTTGTATCCAACAAGAGTTCCATCGACGATGATCTTGTACTGCTCGAAGGTTTGCTCTTCGCCAGTAGCCATGTTCTTCGACTTGAATGCTAGTAGTTCGATTTTCATTACGCTGCCTCTATGGTGAAGGCAGGTCCTGTGTCTCCGTCAAATCCAAAGGTAACACTAACAACAGCAAGTGAACCAGTGCTAAGGTCAGGCAGGCTGTAGCTGGTGATGAAACCAGTTCCAGACAGGGTAGCAGGAACAGTGTTGGTTGCGGTTCCAAGTGGGAACGTGATCGTAAGCGTGTCAACAGCACCGACCAAGCCAGTAAAGTCGAACGTAGGATCAAAGATGATTTCCATCTGGCACTCACCGGGATCAGTCAGGTCGCCAGCGATGTACTTCATGAATCCAGTTGTGTCCAAGCAAGATGCGTCGATCTTGTCTTGGGTAAGCTCTGGCAATGTCAAGCTACGGACGCAACCAACGATTGCACCATTTGTCAATACTGCCGTGGTCCCCTGACCAGTCATGCCTTGGTAAGCCATTTTCTTCTCTGCCTTCTAAAAGGAGTTGTAGGTAACTTCAAACGTTTGAATTGTTTTGAACAGCCAGTTGTCTGTTCCATCGTTAGGTCGATCAGCCAAGTAGATCCTTCCAGATGCCTGACTGACGCCTTTAATCATTGTGTCATAGTGCATACCCCTGAGACCGTTAAGCGATGCCCTGATAGCTTTGTGTAGCCCATCAGACTGCTCGCGTGTCTCGCCGTAGCACTCCACTCGTATCTTCGCCTTCTCAAGTCCAACGAACCCTGACAGGCAGTCGAACGATTCCTCGTGGATGATGTACAGTAATGCCGCTGGCATGACTGAGTCCTCTGGTATGAAGTCAACACAGATCCGGTTGCCCGCAAGTGCGATAACATCTGCCGACGCCGCTATGACGCCCCTAATTGATACTGCGACACTCATACTGTTTTCATAGCCTTTTTCATCACGCGTATCATTGCTTGGATTTGCATCTGCTCAGTTGACTTCCCCGCTGGTGCAAGCCACTCACGCTTGGGCAACTGGTATCTCTTTCCTGAGTTCCACAGCTTTATGTTAGCTGGTCGTTTTCCCTCAAGAGGCTCGTGTGTGTGCCCGTAGTTGTTTCCATAGTAGTTAGCACCGACCATTGTCAGGCACGGGAAGCCCGGCTTCCACTTCACTGTCTTGACTTCAATCTTCGTGCTCATGTTCTTTAGCTGGGCACCAATCCGTTCTCTCTTTGGCTTGGCCCCCCACTTAGCTCGTGTGCCAGTTTTCACAGAGTCGCCTAGTGGTCCATCCATTGGCGTCTGCCTCTTTACGATGGCTATCTCGACCTCTGCTGCTATCCTGACTATATCTCCTGCTGCCTCAGTAGCTTTCTTCATAACGTGGTTGTACATACGCTGTGGCAGTTGCTTCATCAGCTTGTCAATCTTTGCTGAGTTTGATGCAACAGAGACGCCTTGACCACCGCGAGTCCCCTTGCGTGTGTTACGCACAGGGGCACTCCCGACGATCTTATCGGCTTCCATTTGCATCTGCTTAAAGAGTCCCACCTAGTTGTTCTCCCCTCTAAGCTCTACTCGTACTTCCATCTGAATCCCATCAGGATCGGACAAGCAGGTTATGCCATACTTAACACCGCTGATAACACAACGGTCCTTGACAGTAACCTCACCGATACCAAAGAACTCACCGAAGGCCACGTGGGTTGTCTTCTCGTTGACCATGCGTCCGCGTAGGACCTCACCGCCAACAGTAGTCGTCAACTCACAAGGCCAGCCCTGCGACAATACCGCCCACTGTGTGTCATCGGAATAGGTAGGCTGACCGTATTGGTCAACTGATCCGTTGTGCCGATAGAACGTAGCAGTGTGGCGGCGAAAGCCAATCCTTTTCCTGATGCTCATGGATAGGATGACCTCATCAATAGCATGACGATCTTCTCGTATGCTACCTCTTGACTGTGCAGGGCTGACCCCTCCTGTGCCGGATCAAAGAACCACTTGCCAACCCCAAGCAGAATAGCTGCCTTGAAGAGCCGAGGCATACAGCCCGCATCAGATCCGTAACCAGCCGTAAACGAAATGCTAATTGCACTTGGATTGTTTGGCTGAACACAGGGCCACTCTGTGCCCGGTGCAGGGAAGATGCTTCCCCTGCTTGAATCAAAAACATAGGCAGCCGAGTCCATCGTCTGCTGCACACCATCTTCATCGGTGTACACAACAGAACTAACGGTACTTACTGCCCTACTTCTTAGTTTGATCTCTGCCGTTGAACCAAGCCACGAGAACTGCGTCTGCAGGTACGTGGCTGTTATCAACTGTCGATCAATATCCTGCTCAAGACGTTCCGCTGCTGCTTCAAGAAGCAGTGTCAGATTTTCGTCGTGAGTTGGATCGTTTGCGTTTAGCCTTAGGTGCGACTTTACTTCCGCTAGGGTCACTGGCAGGTTCGATATTGCCGACGTCCTCTTTAGCGTCCAGTTTGTCGTCATGATCCTCAACCTTTACACAAGCACCAAAAGAAATCAAAGTATTGGCAACACCGAGTTTGTCGGTGTGCCAGATAGCCCCAGCAGCGAATCCTGCTTGGGGCCTTAAAAATTTAACAGTAATCACTACGCAATCGTGACTTTGCTGAGAACTTCTGGGTTCACGCTGGCGATGTCAACACGCTGCGTGCAGATGATGCCAACTTGATCGTTTACTGCGAACAGTTGATCAAGAACTTTGAAGTTCAATGCACGGCGGTCACCGAAGTAGTGGGAAACGCTCAGGTCACCGAAGACGCAAAGCAAGTCGCCTGAAGTCGAAGCAGATGCACCGGGCATTGCGTTGACCAAGTTGACCTTGTAACCGAAGAGGCTAGGAGCAACGCCACCGCTGATCTCGCCAATTGCGTTTCCGCCAGCAGCGTTCAGCAGGTCGCGAACAGGACCGTTCCACAAAGTTGCGTTCATGTACCACTGTGGGCTCAATCCACGCTCTTGGCCCGAAGCAACAACGGCTGCAGTCAGGTCAGTCAAGGCAAGTGCTGCAACAGAAGCAACGTTCGTGTCAGCAATTCCAGCGTCGCCTTCGATTCCGCCAGTAAGAAGTGATCCACCGGTGAAGAGATTGGTGTCTTCCTCTCGCGAGAAGCCCCAAGCCAAGTCACGTACGATTGTGTCAGTCATGCTGATGAGACTGTCTTCAGAAATCTCAGTGCTCATTTTGACGAGACCGGCCATTTTCTTGGCGGTCAACGAAACTTGGCCGAAAGTCAGATCACTTTCAGTGATGGCTGCAGCCTCGTTTGGGTAAAAAATTTGAGAATGTCCAAGCAACTTAGGAACGGCCCAAGTGAGGGCACCCATAACAACTCGACGACAAACGTTACGAGCAACGCCGTAATTCTCAACCAAGTTGATCAATTCTGAACTCAACGGAGTTGGGACAGTGAAACCGCCCTCGGAGTCAGTGCCTTCGCTCTGTGCTGCCATGAAGGATTGAGCCTTCTTGTCGCCAGCAGTTGCCATCAGGAACTGACCAGCGGTGTAGGCGTCTTCGCTCGAAGCGAATACGTTGCTGCTGTTGTACTTTGCTGCTGCAGGTAGTTTGTCCATTTTCTCTTCGACTTTGTTTTCTGGTTTGGGTTGAACGTTTGCAGCGGGTTGAACAGATGCCGCACGGCGTGCAACTACTTCTGCTTTTGCTGCCTCAAAAACTTTTGCGGAGTCAAGCTTGACTTCCAATTCTTTCGCTTCGCTATTCAGAGCGAGGAACTGGTCCTGCTGCTCTTGGGTAGGCTCATCGCCTTGGATGTCAGCAAGTGCTTCCACTTCGATGCTGATGTCTTCCAGACGGGCCTGAATATCTGCAATCTTCATACTTCAATAGGTCCTGTTTGTCGTGATCTTTCAGTGGTAAGAAGGCAAGGTTTCCCTTGCCGGTAAGTTTGCCATGTTACACTATTTCATTACTTTTGTCAAGGAATTCCTAATTTGACCTTGACTTGAGACGAATTCTTCGTGCGGTGGCTTCCATTTTGGCCTGCCAGACGGGGCCGATTGTACTGGGCTTTACTTCAGCTTGTGGCTTAACTGATGCCTTTACGCCCGGCTTGATCTCATTGACTTCATCAACAAGTCCAATAGCCAGAGCCTCTTTTGCTGAGAACCATGTCTCTTTGTCCATGATCTCGATCCACTCTTCCTGAGACGAGCTTGATCGTGCGGCGTATGTCGCAGCAATGTCTGCGTCCATTTGCTCCATGATAGATGCCATGCTCATGAAGTCCTTGCAGTTGCCCATGCTGACAGTCCACGCTCGGTGTACCATCATTCGGCCTGTGGAGTTGATGATCACCTTGTCTGCTGCTGCAGCAACAACTGTTGCAATCGACGCAGCGATGCTGTCGATGTGGACAGTAACTTTGCCACTGTACTGGCAGATAGCGTTGTACATGCTCAGACCGTCTGTGACGCTCCCGCCCTCGGAATCCATGTGGATAGTCACGTCGGCACCGGAGTGCTCTGTGAGGGCATCTAGGAAGTCGTTGGCTGAGATGTGGTTCTCAAAGTCACCAATACCGCCACGCATTGTGATCGTACCGGCGTCTGCATTTGTCTCGAATTTCATCAGTTGTTTTCCTCGGTTGGAGTTTTATCTTCTGCGGGCAGTCCCATGTCGTCTGCTTCAATGTTCTCTTCTTGCTCTGGCACAGGTGTCAGTGAACTCGTGGGACCGTAGTCGTCGTCGCCACCTTCAACTGGGTTCAGCCCGTGTACCTTGCGTGCCTCGTTCATGCTCATCACACCTTGTGTGCGAAGGTTAGCAGTGTAGTTGGCAAGGAACTCAGTGTTCGACTTGTGCAACACATTTGCATCTAAGCAATACTCGAAGTTCCACGTGTTCTTCTGTCTCTGGCTCAACAGCTTTGTGTTTGCCTCGTGCTCAAACTTGCTGATCCATCGTCCAAGGCAGTTGGTGATATAAGCTGACTGACGCTCCGTGACGCTCTTGTAAGACGCACCAGTGTTGTCACCGAGTATTGTCTCAAGCAGGAACGCAATCGCCATAGACTCCCTCTGGAACAGCCTGCCGTCCTTGTAGCTTGATCCATTGCCGTCAGATGGAAGTACCTTGGCGGTCATCCCTTCACGG